GATCAGGAAGGCGACAAGGTCGGCGTCGGAGTCACCCGCCCGATCGCGGGCCGCACCAACACCGCCGCGGGCAACCGCCGCACGCCCACGCCCGCGACCGACACGTCGGACATGGGGCGCTATCGCTGCGAGCAGACCAACTTCGACACCGCGATCAAGTACGCGACGATGGACGCCTGGGCGCACAAGCCCGAATTCCAGCAGCTCGTCCGCAACGCGATCCTGAAGCGCCAGGGCCTCGATCGCATCCTGATCGGGTGGAATGGCAACTCGGTGGCCGCGCAGACCGATCGCACGGCCAACCCGCTGCTCCAGGACGTCAACAAGGGCTGGCTCTACAAAATCCGCACCTATGCCGCCGCGCGCGTCCTGGCCGATGGTGATCTCACCCCGGACGCCACCAAGGCGATCTATGTCGGCGATGGTGACGCAACCCAGGTCGATTACGTCAACCTCGACGCGCTCGTCATGGACGCGGTCGAGCTGCTGGACGAGTGGAACCGCGACGACACCGAGCTGGTGGTGATCTGCGGGCGCGACCTGGTCCACGACAAGTACTTCAACATCGTCAACGCCGCCGGCGACAAGGCGACCGAGCAGCTCGCACGCGATGTGCTGCTTTCGACCAAGAAGATCGGCGGCCTGCAGGCGGTGCGCGTGCCGGGCTTCCCGGCAGGCAAGCTGCTGATCACCCGCCTCGATAACCTGTCGATCTACGAGCAGGAAGGCACCCGCCGCCGCATGCTCAAGGACGAACCGGCCCTCGATCAGATCGAGAACTACGAGAGCGTGAACGAGAGCTATGTGGTCGAGGACTACGGCCTCTGCGCGCTCGTGGAGAACATCGTCATGGGCAAGAAGCCGGCCTGACCGGCGCCGCCCATCCCCCTGTAGCCCGCTCGCCCAAAGGAACCGCAATGAGCCTCGCTCGCAAACACCGGGACAGCTTCTCGGCAATCACCCAGGCGGCCGCACCTTCCGAGGCGAGCGGGCTCGCCACCGATACGACGGCGCCCGCCAGCGCCGGCGCCGCGCTCAGCCTGGCGCGCGCGCACCGCGACCGCGCGCTAGCCGAGGCATCCGCCATCGAGCAGCACGCGGTCGCGCCTGCGATCGAAACCGGCACCGACGCCGAGCGCGCCGCGGCGCAGATGAACATGCTGCTCCAGGTGGATCTGCGCCGGCTGCGCGACATCAAGTCGATCGAGAAGAAGATCGAGACCAAGCACGAGCTGCTCCCGCGCTATGCCGCCTGGGTCGAAGGCCTGGTCGCCGCAGATGTCGCGGTCGAGGAAGACGTGCTGCCGACGATCATGATCTGGCGCATCGATACCGGCGATTTCGCGGGTGCCATGGTGCTGGTCGAGCACGTCCTGGCGCACAACCTGCCCCTCCCCGCCCGCTACGAGCGCTCGGCGCCGGATCTGATCGTGGAGGAAATCGCCACCGCCGCGCTGAAAGCCCAACAGGCAAACGGCGTCTTCGATTTCGAGATCCTCGCCCACATCGACATGCTCACTGCCGAGCGCGACATGCACGATCAGATCCGCGCGAAGCTGAAGAAGGCGATCGCCGTCGAGCAGATGCGCGGCGCGCTGAACGATACCGGCGACGCGATCGCGAATGCGCCCCTTGCCCGCCTCGCCCTCGAAACGCTCGGCCGCGCCCGCGCCCTGGATCAGCGCGTCGGCGTCACCGATCGCATCAAGAAGCTGACCAAGCTGCTCCCGCCCCCCGAGGCCCCGGCGCCCGCCGACGCCTAACCAGCTCGCCCCCCGGCGTCCGGGGGCGGATCGCGCGCGACGGGAGGGCCTTCGGGCTGAGGGCCGTCGCAGACCCGATCCCCACCCCCGATTTCCTAGGAAAGACCATGTCGCTCGCCACCGCCCTCGCCCTGTTCGCCGCCGCTGTCCTCGTGACGGTCGGCGCGGGGCTCGCGGTGGCGGGCGGCATGGTCCTTGCGTGGGCGGGCGATAATCGCCTGGTGCACATCGCCGGCGCCGCCGGCCTGGCTGGTGGCCTCGCGTCCTTCGTCGCCGGCATGGCGATCATCTCGGGCAACCTGTGATGAGCGGCTTCGCCTGTTCTCCCTCGATCGTCCCGCCGCCCGAGCCGCCCGCCAGCGCTGCGATCGTCAATGATGGCTGGTTCCCGGACATCAACCCGGAGGATCTGCGCAAGGCGGTTCGCATCCGCGACGCCGTGACCGGTGACCAGCTCGCGGACGCCATCGTGCGAGCGATGATCTGGGCAAACCCCCAACTCGAGCCCCTAAAAGCCCGCAACGCAGGCACTGCGAACCTCGCCGCGGTGCCCTCGCCTCAGATCAACGGCGAAAGCCGCCTGGTGGTGCTCTATCGGATCGCGATCGCCGCCACCGTCAAGGCCAGCCTGGTCGAACGGCAGCGCGATGTAGACCTGACGGGCGCGGGCCAGCGCAAGGTCGATGACATCGAGCCGGTGATTCCGGATCTCCGCCGCGACGCGCTCCACGCGATCCGCGACATGCTCGGCGTCGGTCGCACCGTCGTGGAGCTGATCTGATGGCGGACATGCTGATCGCCGCACAAGGCGACACGCTTGATGAGCTTCTCTGGCGCGATCGCGGCCTCGGCCCCGACGCCCTGCCGGCGGTGCTCGATGCCAATCCCGGCCTGGCCGATCTCGGCGCCGTGCTCCCGCTCGGCACCCCCGTCATTGTCCCGGCCATCGCCGCCCCAGCGGCGCCCACCCGCGAAATCGTCCAGCTCTGGAGTTGATATGGATCCGAAGTTTCACTCCATCCTCGACGCCTGCCTCACCCTGCTTTCGGGGCTCGCCCCCGGCGCGATCGGCGCGGCGGTCGGTATGGCGTGGCGTCGCGGCCTCACCTGGCGCGAGCGCTTCGTGCAGCTCGCGGTCGGCAGCATCGTGAGCTGGTTCATCTCGCGCGCGATCGGCGCCCTGTGGCCCGGCCTGGGTGACTATGTCGTCCAGGCGATCTCCTTCACCCTCGGCATGATCGCCTTCGAGGCGACGCCGAAGTTCATCGCGGGCGCGGCCGATGCGGTCGGCGGTCTGCCTGCCGTGATCCGCGACCGCTACCTGGGGAAGGGAGGCGATCAGTGAGCTACAATCGGGAGAAGCTCGGCAACGAGCTCGGCCGCGACGAAGGCGAAAAATTCCGCTGGTACTTCTGCACGGCGCACAAGCGCACGATCGGTATCGGCCGCAACCTGGATGATGTCGGGATCTCGGCTGCCGAAACCCGCCAGCTCGGCATCACCCTCGCGAGCGTGCTCGCGAATGGAATCACCCGTGAGCAGTCGCGCGCGCTCTTTGCAAACGACATCGCGCGGTGCGAAGCGGATCTCGATCGCGCGTTGCCTTGGTGGCGTCGTCTCGATGACGTGCGACAGCGCGTGCTGCTCAACATGTGCTTCAACCTCGGCATCAAGGGGCTGCTCGGCTTCAAGAACACCCTCGGCATGGTCGAGCGGGGCGATTTCAAGGGAGCGGCGCGCGGCATGGCGAATTCGCTCTGGCACAACCAGGTCGGTGCCCGCGCGCTTCGTCTGGAGGCGATGATGGCGACCGGAAAGGACGCGGCATGACGGCGCTCCTTTCCATCGTCGCCTGGGCCCGGGGCGCGCGCGAGTGGCTGCTATTGCTCGCCCTCGCGGCCCTCGCCGCCGGAACCTATGTCTACGCCCGAAACGTCGCCGCCGATCGCGACGCCTGGGCGAGCTGGGGCAGACAGGTCTGCGCCTTCGCCGGCACTACCACCGACGCGGCTACGGTCGAGGTCGCCACGGACAAGGGCCAGCGCAAGGTCAAGAAGGCGCGCGGCCAGCGTTGCAGCGAGGCGGTGCAGGATCTGGCGAGCTTCAGGGCCGGCGCCCAGGCCGCCACTGCTCAGGTGCTGACCGAGGCGCAGTCCGCGCGCCAGGGCAAGACGAACACCGATATCGGCGCGGCGGCGGGCAATGCCGCCGATCGGCGCCGCGCACTGACGAACATGGAGAAGCTCGATGCGCAGCTTGGCGACGATGATCGCGTGGATGGCAATTACTTTGCTGGGATCAACGATCTTGGAGGGCTGCGCTAGCCAGGCCGTCGAGCACATGCCGCCGCAGGTCGTCGCGGCGGCGGTGAAGGATACCCCGCCGGCGGACCTGCTCGTCTGTCCGCAGCCGGCACGCGCCTTCCCCACCGACACTGTTGCCGTGCTGCCCAGAGCCCTACGCGGCCCCCTGCAGGGCCTCGCCATCGACTATCGCGACCTGTTCGACCGTCAGGTGCGGCTGATCAACTGGATCTCGCCCGGCGCCTGCCCGGCGCGCGGGGCGCCGGCGCCGTGAACAAGCCCGATCAGCTTCGCCGCGTCCTGCTCGCTCATGTGCCGGATCTGAAGGCCAATCCCGATCGCCTGAGCCTCTTCATCGACAAGGGCCGCGTGATGGCCTCGGCGGGCTCGCTGGGCTTCGTCTGCGCCTATACGCTCAATGTCGTCGTCCAGGACTATTCCGGCGACGTGCCGGCGTTGCTCGTGCCGGTTCTCGCCTGGATCGCCGAGGCGCAGCCTACGCTGCTCCAGAACGCCGATCGCCAGCCCTTCACCTTCGGCGCCGAGCTGATGGACGAGAAGGCCGCCGACGTGTCGATCTATATCGAACTGACCGAGACCGTGCAGGTCCAGGCCAACCCCGAGGGCGGCTTCACGACCGTCGCGCTCCCCGAGCCATCGCTGGATGATGAATTCGCCGGCGTCTGCTGCGTCCTTCTCCGCCAGCTGAAGCTCGGCCCCGACATCGTCGCCGAGTCCGAAACCCCGCCCGGCGCATGACCGACGATCTCGCCGAGGTCGAACGAATCGCCGGCGCGCTGCTTCGCCAGATCGGCCCGAGCGAACGCCGGCGCATCCTGCGCGCCATAGCGCGCGACCTGCGAAACTCTCAGGAAGATCGCATTCGTCGCCAGCAGAACCCCGATGGCGGAGCCTATGCGCCGCGCCGTCAGAAGAAGCCGCCCCGCCCCGGCAACTATGCCGTCAAATTTCTCTATCCGCTTGGCGCCGCCGAGCCGCGCCTGGTGCTGATGAAAAGCTGGGTGCACGAAGGCAACCTGCTCACCGGCTTCGACGTGGAGGCGGGCGGCATCCGAAGCTTCTTCTGGGACAAGGTCGATCGCTGGCTGCCCGTCGATCCGAACGAGCAGAACAAGGGCGCCGGCAAATTTCGCCGCGCCGGCAGTATTCGGCGCAAGGCGATGTTCCGCAAGCTTCGCAATGGGCGAAACCTGCGTGCCGGCTCAACCGACCGCGAACTTTGGGTTGGCTTCACTGGGCGCGCTTCGGCCATCGCCAGCGTGCACCAGGATGGCGGCATGGATCGTCCTTCCGTCCACGCGAAACCAGTGCGGTACCCCCAGCGCGAGCTGCTCGGTGACACGCCCGCGGAGCGGGAGCGCATGTTGGATATGCTGCTGGGGCACATCTCGTCAGCCATCTAGCTCGCCACTTCAGGCAGGTAAGGCCGTACATCCTTGGTGAGTTGCGTTCTCAATAGCTGAGCCATTAGACCGGCATTGCGAAACAAAATGTCGGTCTGCTCCGCTCGAATCCGCAAAAGGTCTGCCCCCGCGAGATCGAGTCGTCTCTTGTCGCCGGCTTTCATCGCCTCCACGACCGCGCCCACTCGTTCGCGCCGTTCTTCGGCGGGAGCTTCGAACTTGTCTATGATCGGTAGCAGGTTAGGAAAGTAGACGGCCGCTAGCGCCCGGATCTTGTCGTTCCTGACCATCGGTGCCTCCGCCTCTGTGCCCGTCACGGCCATTTGCATTGCCGCGATCATCTGCTTTTGTGCGGCATCTTCGAGTTCGAATATCGCGTCGAAGATCTCCTCGGCCTTGTCGCGCATCGCCGCAGCGTTTGCTCGCCTCTCCTCGGCAAGCCGGGCCTCCCGCTGCCCGCGTGGCACAATGAGCGTGCCGGCTAGGCCGAAGCCGCCGGCAGCGAGCGTATTCACCACTAGCACCCAAGCCGGCACATCGGCCATCTCGCCCTCCCCACTCCTGTAGAGACGATCTCTACAAGTTTGCGCGCTGGCGGCCCAGCCCGTGCCGCACCGAAATGGCGGCATGGCCGACACCTCCGCCACCTTCACCGCGGTCGATCTCTCGCGCCTTCCGGCGCCGAGCGTAATCGAGCCGCTGAGCTATGAGCAGATCCTGGGCGAAATGGTCGCCAACCTGGTCGAGCTGATGGGCGACGGGTTCGATGCGTTGCTCGAATCGGATCCGGCGATGCGGCTGCTGCAGGTCGCGGCGATGCGGGAATTTCTTCTCCGGGGGCGCATCAACGATGCTGCCAAGGCGGTGATGCCCGCTTACGCTATGGGCTCCGATCTCGATAACCTCGCCGCGCTGATGAGCGTCACGCGCCTGGTGATCGACGAAGGCGATCCCGACGATGGCATCGCCCCCACCTATGAGAGCGACGCCGATCTCCGCCGCCGCCTGGTCTTGGCGCCCGAGGGCTATTCGGTGGCCGGGCCCGAAGGCGCCTACATTTTCCACGCCATCTCCGCGTCGGGCGATGTTCTCGATGCCTCGGCGATCAGCCCGGAGCCCGGTGAAGTTCTGGTCACGGTCCTGTCTCGCACGGGCAACGGCACGCCCTCGGCCGAGCTGCTCGCCCTGGTCAATCAGCACGTCTCCGACGAAACGCGCCGCCCGCTAACCGATGCCGTCACCGTCCAGGCGGCCACGATCGTCAACTATGCGATCATCGCCAACATCACCACGTTCGCCGGCCCCGATGGCTCGATCGTGCTGGCCGAGGCGATCCGGCGCGCCGAGGAATATCGCGATCGGCAGCACCGCCTCGGTCTCGATATCACCCGCTCGGGCATTTTCGCCGCGCTGCACTGCGAGGGCGTGCAGAACGTTGTCCTTACGAGCCCCGCGGCCGACATCGTCATTGATCGCGAAAGCGCGAGCTGGTGCACCGGCATCAACGTCACGCACGTGGGCGTCGGCGAATGACCGCGAGCCTGCTCCCCCCGAATTCCACTCCGGTGGAGCGTGCCCTTGAGGCTGCGATGGCACGCCTGGCCGACCTACAGGTGCCGCTGCGCCAGCTCGTATCTCCCGACGATTGCCCGCTGCCCCTGCTGCCCTATCTCGCCTGGGCGCTCTCGATCGACAGCTGGTCGAGCGATTGGCCCGAAGCAGTGAAGCGCGCCCGCGTCCGCCGCGCGATAGAGATCCAGCGGCGGAAGGGCACATCGGAATCGGTTCGTGCCGTGGTCGAGAGCTTCGGCGGCGCGGTTGCCGTGCGCGAGTGGTGGCAAACCGTCCCGCGCGGAGATCCGCACACGTTCAGCTTGCTCGTCAGCCTCGCCGGCGAGGGCGGCGCGGAAGCCAGCGCCGCGTTCGCCGACGCCGTGATCGCCGAGGTCCGCCGCACCAAGCCGGTCCGCTCGCACTTCACTTACACCCAGGGCGTCAACGCTTCCCAGCGTCTCGGCATCGTCGGCGGCGCCCGCCCCGCAACTTTCGCTCGCCTGCAGCTCGAAGCCCCGGCGGCCTGATCGGAGACCCCATGCCCATTCAGATCATCATCACCGACGCTGGGCGCGCGGCACTGGTCGCCGCGCAGCACAACGGCACCAACGCCGTCACGATCGCACAGGTCGGCGTCTCCGGCACGCCGATCATCGCCAGCCCCACCACGGCGGCGCTGCCCGGCGAGGTGAAGCGCCTCGCCACCATTTCCGGCGGCGCCGTCGCGGCGGACACGATGCACATGGTCGTGCGGGACGAAAGCGGCGACGTCTATTCCACCAGGTCGTTCGCGCTCTACCTCGCCGATGGCACCCTGTTCGCCTCCTATGGGCAGGCTGGCGTTATCGTCGAGAAGTCCGCCCAGGCGCTGATGCTCCTCGCAGTGGATGTGCAGTTTGTCGATGTCGCCGCCGCAATGATCACGTTCGGCAACGCGAACTTCCTCAATCCGCCGGCGACGATCGACACAGCCGGCGTCGTCAAGCTCGCCACCGATGCCGAAGCGATCGCGATGGCGAACGCCCTGAAGGCGCTGACCCCGCGCGGGATGGCGCTGGCTTTCACTGCGGCGAACGTGCTGGCGCGGCTGCTCACCGTCGATGGTGCAGGCTCCGGCCTCGACGCGGACCTGCTCGATGGGCAGGACGGCACCTACTACACCAACATCACCGCCCGCCTCGGCTACACGCCGCTGAACGCGGTGAATTACACCGCCTCCGACATTCTCGGGAAACTGGTCACAGTCGACGGGTCTGGGTCCGGCCTCGACGCGGACCTGCTCGACGGACGGCAGGGCGCTGAGTTCGCGCTTCTTACGGGCGCAAGCTTCACCGGGCCGATCTCGATCACTGGGCCGATCGATAAGAAGCTCGAGTTGCGAGGGAGTAATGCCTCCTACCTGGTCGGCTACAATGCTGCCGGCGTCGAACAGGGCTTCATGCAGTTCAATTCCGGGGTCACTCTCTGGGCCTCGACCGGCGATGTGACGGTGTATCGATCTGGCTCGCAGGTGGCCGCGTTTACGGCGAGCGGTCTCAACGTCGCGAGCGGCATTCAGATCGGCGGCAACGTCACATGGCACGCCGGCAATGATGGGGCGGGCTCCGGCCTAGACGCCGATCTGCTGGACGGGCGTCAGGGTAGTGAATTCGCGCTCCTGGCCGGGGCCGCGTTCACCGGCTCAATCACCTCGACGGGGACGGTCGTCGGCGCTTCCCTTCGGGGTAGCGGTTTCGCGCCCTCGCCCACCGGCGCCGGAACCGAGATCCATTTCGTTTCCGGCACGGGCTACATCATTTCCTATGATCGGTCGGCAGCAGCCTATTGTCCGTTGACGATACAGGCATCGAGCCTGTCGATTTCGACCACCATTTCAGTGGCTGGCAGCATCCTGCGCGCCGGGAACACCGTATGGGACGCCGGCAACGACGGCTCCGGTTCAGGTCTGGACGCGGATCTGCTCGACGGGCGTCATGCCGCAGATTTTGCGCTCCTGTCCGGGGCCACCTTCACCGGCATTGTATCGGCAGCGTCGTTCAACGCGTCGGGGGCAATCGCCGCCGGCACCTCGCTTACCCGGGGTGGCTGGACCGTCTGGGATCAGGGGAATATCGCTCCCTGGCATGTTGGCAATGACGGATCCGGCTCCGGGCTCGACGCGGATTTGCTCGACGGCCTGCACGCGTCGGCATTCGCGCTCCTCAACGGTTCGGGGGTCTTTACCGGCACCGTGGTTTCTCAGGCGAACGAGGCGTTCCGCGCAGCCGGCGTAAGCCCATATTTCTCCTTCACCAACACGGCCGCATCGACGCGTTGGGGCTATATCCAGCACACCGGAGCGGGCGGCGTCCTCGCGATCGTGAATGATCAGGCCGGCCAGATCCAGTTTCAGGTTGCCGCAACGCAGCCCCTTACGCTCTCACCTGGTGCCGCTGTCGTAACCGGCACGCTCGCTGTCTCTGGCCTGATCTCGCGAGCTGGCAGCACGGTCTGGGATGCGGCGAACGATGGCTCGGGCTCGGGCATGGACGCCGATCTCCTTGACGGCCAGCACGCCAGCGCGTTCGCATTGCTCACCGATGCCACCCGCGCCGGGTCCAATGCCTATGGCAATTGGGAAAAGCGGCCGAACGGCGTGATCGAGCAGTGGGGCACCGTCAACGCCAACTATAGCGAGGGGCAGATCGCGATCACTTTCCCGATCGCCTTCACGGACCCCAACTCGATCGTTGTCACACCCGTCGCGGTCAACGCGGTCGCCAGTGACAAATTCGACATCTCGATTCAGCGCGTCTCCACCTCCGTGAACGGCTGCGTCGTTTTCGCCCAGTATTCCGCTGCCGCGTCGAGCGTGAACCAGATCAACGGCATCGACTGGCGTGCGGTCGGCCGCTGAGTTTCAACGAGGAGCCCACCATGGAAATCAAGGTCAACGGCTATAATGCCGACACTCGCGCCGTCTCGGTCACCTTCGACCACGACGGCGTCACCCACACCCGCCACGTCAACGCCTGCCACCACGGCGACGGCGCATATGATCCCGACGCAACCGCTGATCGCCTTGTGGAAGTCGCCGCCGGCGTCGCCGCGAAGATCGCCGCCGGCGCGATCACCAACCCGCCGCCCGCTGATCCCGAACCGAGCGAGGAGCCGAAGGGCAAGAAGAAGAAGGCGGTCTCGGCGGAATAGGCCCGTTCATGTAGAGACGGTCTCTACAGCTTCTCTCCCGCGCGGATCGGCGACGCGGTCGGCAATGTCCGGCACCATGAGCGCTCTCGCCGATCCGCGCCGCACCATCGGCAATATCCTGCAGCTGGGCACGATCGAGCAGATCGACCTGGCCGAAGCGACGTGCCGCGTTCGCGTGGGCGACATTGTCACCGGCGATATACCGTGGGCGACCGGTGGCGCCGGCCAGATGCTTCGGGTCTGGTCGCCGCCCAGCATCGGCGAGCAGTGCATGCTGCTATGCCCCGAGGGCGACGAGGAAGGCGGCATCGCCGTGCTGGGCATCTTCTCGGAAGCCCACCCCGCCCCTTCCAGCGATCCGCTGGTGCTGCTCGAATTCAAGGACGGCAGCCGCTTCTCCTACGATCCCGAGGGACACGCGCTCAAGATCGAGCTTGCCGGCGATGCGACCGCCATGCTCGCCGCCCCCGGCGGATTGAAGATCACGGCAGACATCGAGGTCGAGGGCGACATCAGCCTGCAGGGCAAGCTCGACGCGACCGACAAGATCACCAGCTCGGCCGATGTCATCGGCGGCGGCAAGAGCCTCAAGGATCACAAGCACACGGGCGTTGCCGCTGGCGGCACGGTCTCGGGGCCGCCGCAATGATCGGCATGGACGCCCGCACGGGCAAGTCGCTCGAAGGCGACGCGCACCTGGCGCAGTCGGTCGGCAAGATCCTCGGCACGCCGCTCGGCAGTTGCGTGGCGCGGCGCGAGTTCGGCTCGCTGCTCGCGGACCTGGTCGATCAGCCGGCCAACCCGGCAAGCCGCCTGCGGATCTACGCGGCCACGGCGCTGGCGATCCAGCGCTGGGAACCGCGCATCAGCCTTGCCCGCGTCAGCCTGGAGCGGGCGGGTGACGGCGCTTTCAACGTCATTCTCGACGGCAAGCGCACCGACACCGCCCACCCCAACCTCCGCACCCGCCTCACCGTGCCGCTCACCTCGCTGAGCGGCCTCACCGTCTACGCCTGAAGGAGTCCGACATGGCCGATTACATGCATGGCATCACCATTACCGAGGTGAACGAGGGCGCGCGCAGCCTCGTCACCGTCGCCACCGCCGTCATCGGCCTGGTCGCCACCGCCACCGCCGCCGCCGGCGCGGCCACTGCCGATCTCAACGCCGCGTTTCCGCTCAACAAGGCGGTGCTGGTCACCGATATGGCGGCGGCGATCGGCGTCGCAGGAAATGGCGGCACGTTGCGCGGCGTGCTCACCGCCATCGCCGACCAGGTCACCTGCCCCGTCGTCGTCGTCCGCGTCTCGACGGGCGCGGACGCGGCGGGCACCGATGCCAATGTCATCGGCGGCACGGTCAACGGCATCAAGACCGGCATGCAGGCCCTGCTCGCCGCCGAGGCGCAGCTCGGCGTCAAGCCGCGCATCCTCGGCGCCCCCGGCCTGGATACCCAGGCGGTGACCGCCGCGCTGGTGGTGGTTGCGCAGAAGCTGCGCGGCTTCGCCTATTGCGCCGCCAATGGCGTCGATACGGCGGCGGCGAAACTCTACCGCGCCAACTTCTCCGCGCGCGAGCTGATGCTGCTCTATCCCGACTTCATCGCGTTCGACACCGTCGCCGCGGCGAATGCGACGAGCTTCGGCACGGCACGCGCCCTCGGCCTGCGCGCCCGCATCGACCAGGAGCAGGGCTGGCACAAGACGATCTCCAACGTCACCGTGCAGGGCGTCGTCGGCCTCACCAAGGACATCCAGTTCGATATCCAGGACTCGGGCTGCGAGGCGAACCTGCTCAACGCGGACGAGATCTCGGCGTTGATCCGCGCCGGCGGCGGCTTCCGGATCTGGGGCAGCCGCACCTGTTCCGACGATCCGCTCTTCGCCTTCGAAAGCGCCACCCGCACCGCCCAGGTGCTGCTCGACACGATCGGCGCGGGCATGATGTGGGCGATCGACAAGCCCCTGCGCCCCAGCCTGGTTAAGGACATCGTGGAGACGATCAACGGCAAGATCCGCGAGATGGTGTCGGCGGGCCAGCTGCTCGGCGGCAAGGCCTGGTACGATCCCGCCAAGAACACGCCCGACACGCTGAAGGCCGGCAAGCTGGCGATCGACTACGAATACACGCCGGTCCCGCCGCTGGAAAACCTCCAGCTCACCCAGCGCATCACCGACACCTATCTGGCGAACTTCGCGATCGCCGCCGGTGCCGCTGGCTGATCCCTTCCCAACTTCCGACACGATTTCAAGGAGCTGAGCCATGGGCTTTCCCCGCATCCTCAAGAACCTGAACCTCTTCAACGAAGGCCAGAGCTATCTCGGCGAGATTGCCACGGTCACCGTCCCCAAGCTCGCCCTCGAAATGCAGGATTGGAAGGGCGGCGGCATGTTCGGCAAGGTCCAGCTCGATATGGGCCTGGACAAGCTGGAGCAGGAATTTGCCACCGGCGGCCCGATGCGCGACGTGCTGCGCCAGTTCGGCGTCACCAACATCTCGGGCGTCTTTCTCCGCTTCGCCGGCGCCTATCAGAACGATTCCACCGGCGAGGTCGACACGGTCGAGATTACCACGCGCGGCCGACATTCCGAGATCGACATGGGCGAGGCCAAGCCCGGCGAGCCCGGCGAGTTCAAGGTGAAGTCGGCCCTCACCTATTACCGGCTCGACTGGAACGGCGTCGAGGAGATCGAAATCGATCTGCTCAACATGATCTTCCGTGTCGGCGGCGTCGATCGCCTGGCCGAGATCCGCGATGCGATCAGCTAGCCCTTTGCGGCCGCCGGAATCCGGTTCGGCGGCCCCCTTCCCCTCCCATTCGATAGGTGATCCCCATGACTTCCATCGCTGCCCCCGTCGTCGCCGCTGCCGCCATGTTCAACAGCTTCGTTCTTGACCACCCGATCACTGTCGGCGGCAAGGTCGAGATCGAGGCAGGAACCGAAATCAAGGTGCGCCTCCCCGGCGCCGGCGAGCTGCGCGGGCTCGCCATCCAGAGCCTCTATCAGCTCGACGTGGTGTCGCTCGAAGCCCTCGCCCCTCGCATCACCACGCCGATCCTGCACAAGCCCTTCTTCCAGGCGATGCACCCGGCGGACATCACCCAGTTCGGCGGCGAGGTACTGGATTTTTTGCTGCCGAAGGCCGCGAAGCCGGTCTCCCCAACCGAGTAGACGAGATCATGGCGGATCTGGCGGCGGTGTTTCACTGGCCGCCGTCCGCCATGGAGGGAATGCGCCTCCCCGAGATGATGGGGTGGCACGCGCGCGCGATCGAGCGGCTGAAGGCGCTCAAGGGCATCAAGGACTAGGCCGATGGACCGCAATCTTCGCATCCGGATGCTGCTCGAAGCGGGCGACAAGGCCTCCCGCCCGCTCCGCGACATCGCCAGTAATAGCTCGCGCGCGGGCCGCGCGCTCAGGGACGCCCGCGACCGGCTGAAGCAACTCGAGGCCGCCCAGGGCGACCTTTCGTCCTTCCGCGCGCTCAAGGGCGCGATCGGCACCACCCAGGCGCAGCTGGAGGGCGCTAATTCCCGCGTTGCCCAGCTCGCCCGCCAAATGGGCCAGGCCGGCGCGCCGACGAAGAAACTCGCCCGCGACTTCGAGGATGCGAAGCGCTCGGCGGCTGCGCTCAAGATCCGCCACGCAGAGGAGTCGGCCGAGCTGCAGCGCCTGCGCGACCGCATGCGCGAGGCCGGCCTGGGCGCCGGCGGCCTGGTCCAGCACGAGCGCGAACTGCGCAACGCTGTCGCGCGCACCAATGGCGAGATCTCCGAGCAGACGCGGCGCCTGCAGGCGGCCGACGAACGCTCCCGGCGCATGTCGGCCGCGAAGGGCCGCTTCGCAGCCGTCCAGGACCGCGCTACCTCGCTCGCCGCCGGGGGTTTCGCGGCGGTACAGACTGGCGAGGCTATCGGTCGCCCCGTCCTCGGCACGATCGACGCGGCGTCGAAATACCAGTCATCGATGACGGATATCGCGCAGAAGGCGAACCTCAGCCGCGCCGCCGGTGATGCGCTCGGCCAGACGCTGCTCGCCGCCGCTCAGGCTGCCAATCGGTTGCCCGAGGAGATGCAGGCGGGCATCGACACCCTGTCGGGCTTTGGCCTCGATCCGCGCGCCGCGATGAAGATGATCACGCCAATCGGCCGCGCGGCAACCGCATACAAGGCGGAGATGGCGGACCTGGCATCCGCGTCGTTCGCGGTGAACGACAACCTCAAGGTGCCGATCGAGCAGACCGGGCGCGTGATCGATGTCATGGCCGCCGCTGGCAAAGCCGGCGCCTTCGAGATGAAGGACATGGCGCAGTATTTCCCCACGCTCACCGCCGGCTATCAGGCGTTGGGCCAGAAGGGCGTGGGCGCTGTCGCGGATCTCGCCGCCGCGCTTCAGGTCGCGCGCAAGGGCGCGGGCGATGCCGCCACCGCCGCCACCAACGTCTCCAACATCCTCCAGAAAATCGCGTCGCCGGCGACGATCAAGGCGTTCGACAAGTTCGGCATCAACCTGCCCAACGCGCTGAAGAAGGCGTATGCCGAAGGCAAGACGCCGCTCGAAGCGATCGCTGAGCTGACCCAGAAGGCGCTCAAGGGCGACATGTCGAAGATCGGCTTCCTTTTCGAGGACGCCCAGGTGCAGCAGGGCCTGCGTCCGATCATCGCGAACATGGAGGAATATCGCCGTATCCGCGCCGAAGCGATGAACTCGCAGGGCACCACCGATACGGATTTCGCCCAGCGCATGCAGGACGCGGCGGAATCCACGCAGCGGCTCACGGTCGCGGGGCGTGCCTTGGCGACCGACTTTGGCACTCAGCTCTTGCCGACCTGGTCGAAGATCACCGGCAAGGCCGCGGAATGGGCGAACTGGCTCGGCGGCTTGGCGAAGCGCCACCCGACCCTGACAAGGGCGATCGGGCTGACCGCCCTCGGCCTTTCCGCGCTCTTCCTGGTGATCGGCGGCGGTTCCCTCGCTATCGCCGGGCTCCTCGCGCCCTTCGCTGCGCTCACCTTCGTCGCCGGCGCGTTCGACATCGCGATGTTGCCGCTCATCGGGACGGTCGCCGCGGTGGTACTCGGCATCGGCGCGCTGATCGCAGTCAGCTATCTGATCTACGCGAAGTGGGGGCCGATTTCGGCCTGGTTCGCGAGCCTTTGGGACGGGATCAAGCGCGTGTTCTTCACGAGCCTGCAGATCTTGGGCACCGCAATCACGACTTTCTCGCCGCTTGGCCTGATGCTTCCCGCCTTCTCCGCGCTGGTCGCCTGGCTGCCGGGCATCTGGAGCACGGTGAAGAGCCTTTTCGTCAATGGCGTCACGGCGCTGGGCACGGCATTCGTCGCGTTCAACCCGGCAAGCCTGCTGCTCGCGGGCTTCCTCGCTCTTTTGGGATGGCTGCGCGGCACGATGGTCGGGCAGCTCGCATCCGCCGGCGCCGATCTCATCCGCGGCCTGATCAACGGCATCGTCGGAATGCTCGGCACGCTCAAGAACGCTGTCGTCGGCGCCGCATCCTCGGCCGCCAGCTGGTTCAAGGAGAAGCTGGGTATCCACTCGCCGTCGCGGGTGTTCATGAGCTTCGGCGGCTTCATGATGCAGGGCCTCGATCAGGGCATCAGCCGAAACCAGCGCACGCCGATCCAGCGCATCACCGAGTTGTCGCAGCAGGTGAAGGCCGCGCTTACCGTGGGCGCTGCCGCCACAGCAGCGCCCGCAATGGCAGCTGCAGCGCCGCCTCCCATGGCAGGGGTCCACGCCGCCCCTGCCGGCGGGCTGTCGATCGCCAAGGTGGAAATCCATATTCACGCCAAGGACGGGCAATCGGCGGAGGACATCGCCGAAGCGGTGCGCAAGGAGTTGGAGCGACTCGAGCGCGATCGGCGCGCTTCCGAACGCTCCTCGATGCGCGATGATGGCGATGGAGCGGACGCATGACCAGCAAGTTGATGTCGCTGGGGATGTTCGTTTTCTCGATCCCCACCCTCGCCTATGACGAGCTGCAGCGTCGCAGCTCGTGGCGCGTGGCGCGCAATGCCGTGGTCGGCGCCAAGGACGCTCTGCAGTTCCTCGGTGCGGATCTCGACACCGTCTCGCTTTCGGGCAGCGCGCCCGCCGAGATCAGCAAGGGCCGAGCCTCGATCGACCAGTTGCGCGAAATGGCCGCCCAGGGGGAAGCCTGGCCGTTGGTGGACGGCTCGGGCAATGTCTGGGGCGCATATATCATCACCGGTATCGATGAACGGCAGAGCCACTTCATGCCTGATGGCACCGCGCGCATGATCGATTTCGCGATCGATCTGCTCGAAGCCGGCGACGCTGGCGCCGGTAGCTCCTACACCGCCGGGGGCGTCGGTTGATGGGCGTCAACAATCCGAACTGGCGCGTCGTCGTCGCTGGTACCGACGTGACCGGCAAGATGCGCCCGCGCCTCGTGTCGCTTCGTCTCACCGAAAAACGCGGAAGTGAAGCCGACCAGCTGGATATTGCCCTGGACGATACCGATGGGCTGCTCGCGCTGCCCAAGGAAGGTGCGGAGATCGCTCTGGAGCTGGGCTGGCTGGACGGGCCTGACGTGCAGGCCGGCCTGGTGGATAAGGGGCGCTTCAAGGTGGACAGCGTCAACCATTCGGGGCCGCCCGATACCGTCACGATCCGCGCCCGTGCCGTCGATTTCACCAGCAAGATCAGCACCCGCCGCAGCAAAAGCTGGCACGATGCCACCCTGGGCACTGTGGTGCGCGAGGTCGCCAGCGCCAATGGCCTCACCCCCCGCATCGAGGCGAAGCTGGCCGCCATCCCCGTCAAATCGCTTTCGCAGAGCCGGGAAAGCGATGTCGCCTTCCTGCGCCGCCTGGGCAAGGAGCATGACGCGCTCGCCACGATCAAGCGCGGCTTCCTCCTCTTCGCCCCCATCGGCACTGGCAAGACGGCGTCGGGCAAGGATCTGCCCACCGCGATCATCGCCCGCCGGCAGCAGGATCGCCATAGCTTCGACATCGAGGCCCGCGAGGGCGCCGGCAAGGTCACCGCCGATTGGCACGATCGCAAGAGTGCCGCGAAGAAGACCGTAACCGCCGGCAGCGGTGACGGCGCCGAGCGCAAGCTGGCCCGCACCTATGCGAGCGAGGCCGCGGCGAAGAAGGCGGTTGCCGCCGAATCGAGCCGATCGAAGCGCGCGCCGCGCAAGATGAGCGTCACCCTCGCGCTCGGCCGCGTCGATCTATACCCCGAGCAAAAGACCAGCGTTGCCGGTTTCAAAGCAGAGATCGACGCCACGAAATGGGTGATCGCCGAGGTGCAGCACCAGCTGGACAGCAGCGGCGGCTTCACCAGCCGGGTACAACTCGAGTTGGCGCAATAGCCCCGCTATTCCGCCCCCTTTTCCTTCGCCATATCGACGCCGACCTGAGCGCCAGTTCCGAAGAGCCCTCCAACGCACAGCATGGTCCCGGCCTGGGCGGTGGATGCGTCTTCCTTATATGCCTCAGTCCGAGAAGGCCTAAAGTCGCCATCCAGCACGACCAACAGCTTCTCAAGTGACGTTGCGCGAAGCGAATAAGCGGACACACACCGGTCCAGGGTCTTCTTAAGCGTTTCGCCCGCTTCGGCCGGAAAACTCCCCGGCACCTCGATCTCGCTCATCTCCGAAACGACATTCTCACAAATGCCTTTGGCCGCGTTCGCCTGACTATAGGCGTCATAGATCGACGCGCCGCCGCGACCGATGCGCTGGAGCGTTTCAGCCACCTCACCGTTCGCGGTGTCACACGGCTTGGCTGTCGCAAGAACCTTGTCGTAAATCTGCCGGAAGTCTCTCTTGGCGTCTTCGGAGGGCGTCGGCGTCGCAACTGGTTTGGTAGCCTTTGCCGACGGCACCTCCGCAATCTTCGACGCCCCCGTCTTCGGCCCGGGCGCATAGGCAGCGACGGTCAAAGAGCCGGCGATGCCAGCAGCTAGCGCAGGCCACCCCGGATTTAGCGCCTTGAGCCAGCGTGCCCAGAATCCGTTCAACGCCGGAGCAGCCAACGCCGCCGATAATCCGAAGAGGGCAACCCCACCCCAATTACCGTCGGTCAAGGAGCCGAGCGCGCAAAAAGTCGCCAGGACCACCCACACCCAGGCGCCAACTACAAGCAGCGTCCACAACCCCGATTTCTCAGCCATTCACCCCCCTTAAAATTAACTCGCTTCCTTTGTAGGAAAATTCCTGCGAGCCAGAACACAACGAGAACACGAATCGGAACGAGTCGTTGAGCGAACCGGTATTTCGGCTGACCCCTGGGTGCGAGCAAGCCTGCCCGCGCTGCGATGTCATGTGCGCGGTTGTCGCGGCAACGCGCGATCATTTGTGGCGGGAGTTGGAGGAGCTTCATCGGCTTCGGGCGCTCCGGCCCGGGCGGGTTGCGGCAGCAGATCTTGAACTTGCGCGAGACCGATTGGCAGCCGCTGAGCGAGGGTTCGAGCGAGTTCGGCCCGCGATAGATCGGGGTCGATCGGCAGCAGAAGGCCTTCAAACATCCGCGTCAGCGCAGCTTCACTAGGCAACGCGACCCGCATCGTGACGTATTGAACAGCTGCCATCGGCGGAATGGGCACATGCTCGCCGCCGCCCACATCGACACCCCCCAATGCGAGCACAGCCGCTTCAGAGATGCCTCGTCCCCCAAGCACCGGCACGAGCGAGCGGACGAAATCCATCGGCAGATATGGCCGTTTGAATTTCTTCGGATCTTCGTAGTGCTGATACGCCGAGGGAGCGATGCCCAGCTCGCCGGCGATCGCGCGGACGGAAAGCTTGGGCCTCGTCGCCTCCCGAAGGGCTTTCAGATTTTCCGCCGCGTTGGTCACCGCACCAACTTGCGCAAAAGACGTACAGTGTCTGTACGTTTTTTGCTCTTGCAAGGTGTACGCTTTTTGCGTACCTCGCGAATCATGAGCAGCGACAACACCTTGTTCGAATTGTTCGGCGGCATCCGACCGATGGCCCGCGAACTCGGCGAGCGCCCCACCACCGTCCAGGACTGGAAGGACAACGAGCGCGTCCCGGCGACCAAGCAGGCACATGTCTTCTTCACGGCGCGGCGCCTCGGCCTGCCCGTCACCACTGCTCACATCGTATTCCCCTGCGGCATCCCTGCCGGCGTCGAATACGAGCCCGACCTTTTCGCATGCGACGGCGTCGCCCCGGTGCCCCCTGTTCATGGCGCCGTCGTATCGGCCGCCGCTCCGATCGTCGCGTGCGATCGGAGCGGCGTTTTG